TTGGTCGAATCGCCGCTTCTAAAATTGGCAAGGGCAGAAGTCGGCCGGAAACACAGGGCTACTTCAGACCATCCTTAAGGGTATGACCCTCTTCGATAACTTGACGGCGCCGTTCAGCCAGCAGGTCTCTGACTGCAGTGCTCCAGGTTGGGCTCTGTGCCTCAAGCAGCTCGCGGGTCTCCTTGATCTGGTCGTTCAGCCCCTGGTCACTCACGCTGGTGTGTTGGACCCAGTCCTCCAGTAGGGAGCAGGATCTTTCGGCCAACAGGAGAAGCTGGAAGTTGAGGTCGGGCTGCTCGCCCTCCGCCTTATTGAGGCTGCGGCAAGACGCTGCACCGGCGCAGGGGAGGCCGGCGAGCAGGATGTTGCTGTCGGGCTTACAGCCCTCTGCGGTTATCTGGCGGTGGCGCTCGATCTCGGCGATCAAGCCCAGCACCGTTGCGGGCGGTACTGCAGTGCCGTAGTCATTCAGGGCTACGGCGTCATACTGGTTCGCGGCCGCAGCAGTGGCGAGTACCTTCAGTTTGATGATGTCGATGGTCATGCTGTAGCCCTTCGGATGATGTTGAAACCAGCTGCCTGGCGGGTCTTGGAGCACTGGTCGTGATTGCCCTTCACGCGAGCCTTGCCGCAGATGTCGCAAATGAACGACATGGCGGGGCGAAGCATGGGTTGCATGCCTTTGCGGGTGCGGGTGGTCGGGGTATAGGTCGATGTGTCGATCACAGCGAATACCTCTCGTGGACGCGGCGAGCGTTGGGGCTTAAGGCCAGCTGCTCAAGGTTTGTGGCGCTGTTTACCGTCGTTAGCGTGCCTGTCGCGGGCTGGCTGGAAGTGCTGACGCGCTCCAGCTGGGCCAGTGCAGCGATCAGCGCCGCGGCGAGCGTGAGGCTGATCAGCTGCCAGATGCGTGTTGATTTACCCACGTTGGCGTCCCTCGTTGAGCTGGCTGAGAACCTGTATGCTGGCCAGCTCGAACAGTTCGGCGGCGGAAACCGGCGTGACGGACTGCTCGCAGTTGCGCACGGCGTCAAACCGAGTGCGGTACAGCCCGGCCTGGCCGAGCCAAGCGGCGGCGTTGTGTTCGGCGTTGGACACTGGGCAGCCGTGGGCTTCAGGGACAGTGCCTTCGTGGGTGCGCCTGCACTTCCTGCAGTGATACAGGCCGCCGTCGTCGGCCTCGCTCATGTACCAATCATGGTGGTGCGTGCTCATGCGGCCTCCCGCTGGTACAGATCACGTGAAAAGGGGAGGGGCTGCTGCTTCGCTCCGGCAATGACGATCTGTTGGGGAGCTGTCATACAACTGTCCCCTGTTGACGTGCGATCTGCATCGCCTGGTCGAAGGTCATTGCACGGGCTTTGAAATGCCAGATTGGGTCGCACTCACTGCTCAAGACCAGCGTATTGAGCAGCGGAGCGGGCTTGCCTGGTGTCCAGTTATCTAGGATGTCGCGCAGGCCTAGTGCCTTCGCGATGGCCTGGGCATTGGTGGTCTTGCCGCAGCCAGAGGGGCCGTGCACAAGGCAGCTTCGCGTGGCTTTGGTCGTCATGCCGCCACCTCCGCACTTGCCGCGCTAGCTGGGGTTTCGCGCAACTGGGTGTGAATGCGTTTAGCCAGACCTTCCAGTCCTGCAGCTTGCTGCTTGGCGCGTGATGCCTGCTGAGTTGCCTTCATTGCGTTTAGCGTCCGCTCGGTCAGGCTCAGGGTTTCCATGGCGCTGATGAGCAGCTCGTAATCCGCCCTGGTCACCGCTAGCCCGGTATAGGACATGATCCGGGCTTCCAGCTCGCGGATGCTGCCTTTCAGGTGTGCGATAGCTGTGTGGTGCTTACGCTGATTTGCTTCGGCTTGAACTTTGGCTTCGTCCAGGTCGTCCTGAAGACCTTTGATCCGCAGTTTCAGATCAGCCTTCAGGCTCTGCTTGCCCGCGTCCAAGCCTCTGTTGAAGGCGCGGTGTCGCGCTTTCGCAAAGAGGAAGGGCAGGATGGTCAGGGTCGCCAGCCAGAGAATACCGATGGCAAGAACTAGATGATGTGGTTGCATATGCTGTGCTCCAAAGGTGCCCAGCACCGGCCTGGAGTGTGGTGGTGGCCTGGTGCTGGATGCGTTGCCCCTGATGGCCGGGGCTGCCTGTGTTACGCCGTTTTCTTCGCTTGGGTGTCGAGGTAGTCGGCAAGGTCATGCAGGTAGATCACGTACTGCGCTCGGGCTGAGTGGTGCAGCTTTGTAGGTTTCAGCCCAATCTTTCCGGTGTTGATCAGCTCTCTGAACCGACGGTCTGTTTTGATGTGCGGAAAGTAGTGCTCTCGCACGGCAGTCAAGGTCGGGCAGGGGGTGGTCCATTGCTTGCGCAGTTGTCCAAGCGTGTCCGTCATTGGCGGTCCCCGTACCCCTCGGGTAGTTGGCCGAGCTTGGTGCGTACCGCGTTCGCAAGCGTGAGCTTGCAACTGCCGTAAGCAGTCGCGCAGATGTCGCCTTGGTCATTGGTTACAACGGTACCGAAGGGCTGGTCTTCGTCCGTGGTGGGAGTGATGTAAGCGCGCAGACCTTCAGGTAGCACATCGCTCACGCAGTCGAGCGCTTCCATCAATGCGATGGCGCGCTGGGTCTGTTTGCCCGACTCAGTTCGGCCGTTGGCCACGTCCTGCAGGAAGTTGCGCAGGGCCATGTACTTGGTCGAGTCGCCGCGCCGCAGGGTGATGGAGCCCGTGTAGGGGCCAAAGCGCACCTGCAGGTGGTGGTCGCGGTCGTCGTTCTCTACCTGGATGTGGGCGTCGAGAGAGGTTTCAGGGCGGTTCAGGGGGCAGGTGGTGTTGCCGCCATTCTCCAGCGTGCGCTCCAGCAGCATCACGCGGCGCAGCTTGATTGTGAAATCACTCATGCCGCACCCCCGTTAGGTACGGCGCGAACGTGCCCGGATGGAGTGACGATCAGTTGCAGGCCGGTGAAGCGTTGAAACGCCTCAATCGTGGCTGGGCGGGTGCAGGTGGTGGGGTGCAAGTAAACCTTGCACCCGTTTCGGAGCTGTGCAGTTGGCATTTCTGGACCTCAGTGGTGAGAGGGTTGCGATCCAGACAATACTCAAACGAATTTGGATGGTCAATACCTATTCGTATTGATTCATATGGGCGGTAGGTTAGAAAATTTCCAGCTTGGAGATGACCACGCCGCAGATTAATGCGTCTTCGGGTAGCTCGATAATAGGGTCAGGCCAGGACGGGTTAAGCGGCTTGAGGAACCGTCGTGCTCCCTCAAAGACAACTTGCTTAAAGGTCGCTTCCTTGCTGTCGGCCAGCTTGGCAATCACAAGCGATCCATTCTCGTAGTCTTTATTGGGGTCGACATAAATGATGTCCCCCTCCATGAACGACCGTCGTTCGTGGGGGTTGAACATCGACAAGCCTCGCACCCGCAGTGCGAACGTGGCGCTGCTGTGGGATACAGCGCATGGCAACCAGTTTTCTACATCCTGTAGCTCGAGCACATCCTGCATTTCACACCACGATCCCGCTTGTACCCAAGAAATCAGCGGGACGAATCCGCGTATACGGGGGCCTGGTTCGATATTCGAGTTAGGTCCAGTGACCATCTCAGGCGCTTCGCCGCCTTTCCAAAGCCACTCACTTGTAACGCCTAAGGCTTTTGCCAGCTTTTCAACGTTGGCTTGGCGAGGGCTGGCAGAGGTACCCGTAAGAATCCGATGGATCGTCGGTTGGGGGACGCCTGAACGTCTGCCCAATTCCCCCTCGGACCACTCAAGTTCATGCATTCGCTGTGCTACGCGCTTTCCTATCACGGCCTTTGCTCTGATTCGTTTTCGTATCGGAATTGTATTGCCACGTATAATTCGTTTGGGTATTATCTTTCCAATTCGATAACGCATCGGTGGGTGCAATGACCATTCAAGAGATGCTGCAAAAACTGATTGAGTTGGGCTTTTCGCAACGCGCGATTGCAGATCGTGTCGGTGTGACACAGCCAACGATCTACCGCGCCACAAAGGGCGCAGCTGTCCGCTATGAGGTGGGTAAGGCTATTGAGCTGTTCTATGAAGAGCAACAAGGATTGCTAAAAAACAGCAGGAGTAAGGACGACTGAGCTAGGGCCTCTCACCACAAGAATCCCCTAGCTCAGCATGAACGGCGCATAGCGCCGATGTACCCCGCCATCCGATCGCCTCTCACCACAAGATCCGACGGATGACTAGAACCGCGTGAAATGCCCGCACAGCACGCAAAGCACAACACACCGGTCGTATTCACAGGATAGGACGTTGAAAGCCCTGTGACTACACCGTAAACCGAGGATTTACGGTTATGAGTCGCATTGATCTATTGCCGGGTGCAGGCCCGGTGCTCACCTTGCGGCAGGCGCTCTATCGCGCAGGTCGTGACTATCACGGCGGAATGACCAGGCTGGCCTTCGACATGGGGCTGGATGTAGACACACTTCAAAAGAAGCTCAACCACAACGAAGAGCGCCGCTGGCCCACTCCCGACGAGCTGGAAGAGATCGTTCAGTTGACTGCAAGTCCGCGTCTGCTTGATGCCTTGGTGCGTCCAGCCGGTGCAGTTTGGTACCGCCCTGAACCAGTGCCAGCGACCAATGAGGCGTTGCAGGCGGTTGCCAAGCTCCTTGAGGAGTCCAGCGAGTTTGTCGGGAGCCTGCATGATGGGGCCGCAGACAATGTCTGGACGCCGGTAGAGGTGGTCGACCTGGAGCAACGGGGTATGGATGTTATCCGCCAGGTGCTGGCTATCATGGCGGGTGCTCGCCAGGCCATGGAGGAAAGCACCCATGGTTGATGTGATCGATGTGGCCAATGATCAAGCCGATTACCACCTACAAGTGGCTCTTCAGCGTCGTCCTCGTCCCGTGACAAAGCCCAGTTCGGAGTTCTGCGATGACTGCGGCGAGGCAATTCCGATGAAGCGGCAGCAGTTGGTGGCGGGTTGCGAAACCTGCACCAGTTGTCAGGAGCTACGGGAGCGGCGCAGATGAAAGAGCGCCCAATTCCTACCACAGCTGATTGGGCGCGGCGTTACATTCAAACCTTCAATCTCGCCCTGGTTCCTATGGAGCCAGGCACGAAGGGGCCGACGCAAGAAGGCTGGAATAAGCCCGGTGGCTATTTTACTGATGTCGCAAGCGCCGAGCAGTTTTGGGCCGCAAATCCGAGTCACAACCTAGGCGTTGTACTCGGCCCGAGCCGTGTCTGCTCCCTTGATGTTGACGACGTTGAGTTCACTCGATTGGTGCTTCAGCAGACCCATGGCATCGACGTTGATGCGCTCGCGGAGTCATACCCTACCTCTGTGGGCAATCCCGCACGATTCCGCATCATGTTTCGCGTTCCTGATGGTGTAGAGCTGAAGAAGCATGCGCTTGTTTGGCCGAACAAGAATGACCCCGACGGCATTATTCACAAGGGGCTGATGGCTCAGGTAAGGGCTGCAGTCGATGCAAGAGATGATGCCAGGGAGACGGCACTCCGCATGGCCGCTGAGCCATTCAAAAAGCTCACCGTGTTCGAGCTTCGCGCTGGTCTAGTGCAGGACGTATTGCCTCCGTCGATCCATCCGGGTACTGGCAAGCCGTACACATGGCGAAATGCGCCGGACGCAAGCGGTTTGCCTGATCTGCCTGGAGAGCTGCTGGCAATCTGGCAGGGTTGGGAAGAGTTCAAACCGAATGGCGAGGCGTTGTGCCCTTGGAGGCCTCAGCCTGCTGTTCCAGTGAGTAGACCTGCAGTCGCTCCCCGCCCCGCAGCTGCCCGTTCTGGTGAGCCGCTGCCCGAGGTCATTCCTGAGTTCAACCGCATCCACGACATCGCCATGATGATCGAGGCGCATGGCTACAAGCGGGTGGGCGGCAAGTGGTTGTGCCCGCAAAGCAGTTCCGGCCTTCCAGGCGTGACGATTACTGACGACAAAAAACTGTACTCGCACCACACCTCTGACCCGCTGGCGAACGGACACAAGAACGATGCGTTCGATGTGTTCCGCATCTTGATGCACAACGGTGACCAGCGGGCAGCCACCCGAGCTGCTGCGCAGATCCTTGGCATTGACGCCCAGTCACGCCCGCCGACTCCGCCGCTATTGGGCGAACTTCCCCATGCCCCATCAGTGGTTGAGCAGGCCGAACAGCGGCCAGCTGATGCCGGCAACGTCGAGTATCTTCCCCGCACACCATCGGGCGAAGAGGTGACCAGCCCGGCCGGCTCCTCGGCCACCGGGGGGGCGGGGGGCGATGCCTTGGACATTGATTGCGCGATGCGCCGATTCGCCTTGGTCGAAGGCTCCACGAACGTGTGGGACTTCGATAAAAGGCGGTCGATGAAGCGGACAGGCTTTGAGGCCCTGATTGGAAAACCGCTCGCGAAGGCGTGGATGGAGCGGACTGACAAGAAGCTCATAGCCTCCGAGCAGGTGGCAGAGCTTGAGCAGGCCCGAAAGATGTCCAGCAAGAAGGGCGGAGCACTGAAGCTGGAACCGCTCGACCGGTACATCTATATCGACGGTACGAAAGAGGCTTGGGATCGCGAGAAGAAACGGCGCCTGCCCGAGGGTAGCGTCAAGATGGCCCTGGGTGATGCTTATCAACTCTGGCTGAACAGCCCTGAGCGGCGGGTAGTGGACGTCGACCACATCGTGTTTGACCCGACGATGACCAAGGACCCGGCAATCTATATCAACACGTTCGAGGGCTTGCCGCTTGCGCCGGTCCGTGACGATGCTGCGTGCGAGAACCTGCGGTGGCTAATCTCATTCCTTTGCAACGATGACGCTGAAGCGCGGGATTGGCTGGTCAAGTGGCTGGCGTATCCGCTACAGCACATGGGTGCGAAGATGGACACCGCCATCTTGTTTCACTCGACCATGGAGGGCTCGGGTAAGAGCCTGCTGTTCGCCGACATCATGGGCGAGCTGTACGGTCGATACAGCGCCACGGTTGGACAAACGCAGCTGGAAGGCAACTTCAACGCCTGGCAGAGCGGAAAGCTGTGGGCTGTGTTTGAAGAGGTTGTGAGCCGTGACCAGCGCTACAACCAGGTTGGCAAGATCAAACACATGATCACCGGCAAAACGGTGCGGATGGAATCGAAGTTCATCAACGGCTGGGAAGAATCCAACCACATGAACTCGGCGTTTCTGAGCAACGAGATCATGCCGTGGCCGATCAGTGAAGACGACCGTCGAATGCTGGTGATGTGGCCAATGGAGACCCTGCCAGCCGAAAGGCAGAAGGCTATCGCCCGAGAGTTAGCCAACGGTGGCGTGGCTGCGTTGTACGGGTGGCTGCTTGATGTCGACCTTGGGGATTTCAACCAGCGCACGCGTCCGCCAAAAACTGAAGCCCGCCAGAGGCTTGTTGAGCTGAGTCGCACGGCTTGGCAGACCTTCTTCTACCTCTGGCGAAACGGCGAGTTGGGGCACGGTCTATGGGGCTGCTGCCTGACTTCCGATGTGTACGCCATGTTCCTTGAGTGGTGCTCCCACAACAAAGAGAACTCCATGAGCCACACGAAGTTCTCGCTGATGTTAAGCGCGAAGGTGGAGAAGACGCGCCCTATCCCCTGGACTGATGGCAGCTCTCGCCGATTTGCGGCGTTCTTTGTGCCCAGCGAGGGTGATCCTTCCCTGCCCCCATCCATGAAGTCGGCCGAGCTGGGCAAGACAGTTGTCGAGTGGCGTGCCCGAGCAAAGCTGGCGGGCTGGAACGTCGACAGTTGGGACCACATCAAGAGGCTTGCGGCATGACTCTGCCATTAAGTGTGTTGGGTGTGTTGGGTTTGTGTTGGGTTGGTTTCGGTAAGCCAACACACATTCAGGCCCCGGAATCTGTGGCTTTGGGGGTATGTGTGTTGGGTGTGTTGGGTTTGTGCGCACGCGCGCGCGCGCGATTTTTTTTAATCGTTGAAAATGATGGGAAAATAAATCTCTATGCGAACCCTGAAAAACCCAACACACCCAACACACTCAACACAGATGCTCCCAATCAATTGAATTCATTGGGTTTTGAGTGTGTTGGGTTTGTGTTGGGTTTGCCCAAATGCGTGTTGGGTAGTGATCGGGAGGTTGGTGATGACGAATGACCAAGGTTTGCGCCTACAGCAGCAGGTGGATCTTGCACTGCACCGCATTGATATGGCGGCGCTCATCGACCAGGCCGAACGCCTGCGCCTGGTTGGTGAGCTGATGAAGCACTGGGGCGAACAGCGATCTCGGCTTGGTTTGGAGGCCAGCTTGGGTAGCCAGATGGGCACCATCATGGAGTGGAAGGGCTCGGCGCCACGCGGTGGCACTTCCGGTTCGCGAATTCTTGTCTCAGGTGCAGGTCTGGACCATGCAGCGGCTGAGGTCGATGCTGCAGTAGCCCAGCTGGAGCGGCGCGACGAGCGGGGGGCGACATTGGCCAAGCTGGCTCACCATCGATACCTCTTCGGCACAACGGTGCGGACACAGATGCGCGAAGTTGGGCTGGCTGAAGATGCCGACCGCACCTACCGGAACTGGGTCAAGGCCCTGCACCTGCAGGTGTTTGCCATCCTGGCTGCCCGCGCTGGCCGAGTCAGGCAACAGACCGTTCGTCGGGTCACTATGCGCCGAGCGTGCGCCGAAGTTGCGTCGAAGTAGCGCCGAAGCGGAGAACCGTAAATAGGCCCTTTTCGGTTTTTCCGGTGGCATGTACAAAGGCGTCACGATATCAAAACTGCGCTTAGGCGCTTCCCCCACAAGCACTGTGCTGTGCAACCCGCCCCGACCTGTCGGAGCATCGAGAACCCTGCCACCCGGCGGGGTTTTCTATTTCCGGCGCTGTGCTTTGCCAATGAGGCTTACATGAATAGCGAGCAACAAACGTTAGCCGAGCTGCCGATCTGGATGGTGATCGTGCTGTCCCTGGTCGGCGGTGTTTCGGGAGAGATGTGGCGGGCCGACATGGCGGGCGCTCGCGGCTGGGGGCTGATTCGCCGGTTGGCGTTGCGGTCTGGTGCCTGTGTGACATGCGGTCTATCTACCAATATGTTGCTGTACGCCCTGGGCGTTTCGGTATGGGCAGCGGCAGCGGTTGGTTGCTTGGCCGCGATGGCCGGCGCCGATGTCGCTATCAACCTTTACATGCGATGGGCCGTGAAGCGCCTGGGGCTGGAGCGGGTGCCACCGGTCAACGGTGAGGCGGGGCAGTGACCACCGCCCGATGCTGGCCCGGGCGGCGTCCGCCGATTTTTGGGTCCTCCCCCCGGGCCGCCCCCTACACGGGTGCGCAGACTCGCGGTTTCTCTGCAGCTGAGATCCTGGCAGGGATGTCCGTCTTTTCAAGGACTTAGCGATGGGCAAGACAGTAACCAAACTCGAATTGAGCGAGATCGTCGGCCGTGACGAACGCACCCTGAGCCGCTGGCAAAAAGACGGCATGCCGGTCATCGAGTTTGGCGTAGGACGCGGCAACGAAAACCAGTACGACACGCAACTGGTGATCGACTGGCTGATGCGTCAGGCCGCCCTCAACGGCAAGAAGGAATCCACCCGCGACCGCCTGGACCGAATCCGGGGCGACCGCGAAGAACTGGCGCTGGCCAAAGACCTGGGCGAGGTCGTGATCGAAGCCGACCTGGTGCAACGCTTCGAGGCGGTGATCACCGCCGCCAAGATCGAGCTGCTTAACACGCTGCCCGACGAACTGGCCGAGACGTTGTCGGCGCGGTATGGCGTGCAGATCGACGACCAGCTGATTCGCCAACCCATCGAATCGATACTTAGGAGACTGTCCGCGTATGACGAGGACGACGATCTCGCTGGGGATTCTGACGAGCCGGACGATGCGGAGGGCTCTGAAGAAGACGGCGAGTAAGGCAATGGGGCGGGTATGCCGCAAGTGGGCACCGCCGCCGCGCATGACCATCATCGAGTGGGCCGACAAGTACCGTTGGCTGGCTCCCGAAGAATCCGCCACCCCTGGCAAATACCGTTTCGACAAAACGCCACACTTGATCTGGCCAGGCGGCCCGCTGGAAGCGCTCGACGATCCGAATGTCGGTGAGATCGTCGGCCGCAAGTCGGCCCAGGTGGCCTGGACGTCGGGCGTGCTGGGCAACGCACTGGGCAAGTGGATCGACCTTGACCCTTCGCCAATCCTGATCCTGTTCCCCAAGGCCGAGGCGGCTAAGCAGTACGTGGCGGAAAAGCTCGAGCCGATGATCGAGGCGACCAGACGGCTCAGCAAGAAGGTCGATCTGCGCAGCCGCAAGCTGCAGCAGCGCCAGGACTTCAAACGCTTTCCCGGCGGCTTTCTGAAAATGGTCGGCTCCAACAGCCCGGCCAGTGTGAAATCCACGCCGGTGCCACGGGTAGCCATCGAAGAACCCGACGACTGCAACCTCAACCTGCGGGGGCAGGGCGATAGCATCAAGCTGGCGAAAGAGCGTCTGAAAACCTTCCGGCGCTCCAAGATCATCATCGGCGGCACGCCCACCATCAAAGGGCTATCTGCCATCGATGCAGAGCTTGAGCTTTCGGACAAACGCGTGGGACTGGTGCCGTGTCATGGCTGCGGGCAGTCGCATGCGCTGAGCTTCGAGCACTTGCACTGCGATGAAGACCCGCACTACACCCATGAGGTCTACCGCAAGCGTCGGCCGGAGACGGCCTATTACGCGTGCCCACACTGCGGCGAGATATGGGACGACCACCAGAAAAACGCCAACCTGCGGCACGGGCGCTGGGAGGCCACCGCCGAGTTTCGCGGTATCGCCGGATACATCCTCAACGAGCTGTATGCCACGTTTCACGGCTCGCGGTTCGAAGTGTTGATGGAGAAGAAGCTGCAGGCCGAGCATGCGGCGTCGATGGGCAACATCGGCCCGATGATCGCCTTCACCAACAGCTCGATGGGCGAAAGCTACGAGTACAAGAGCAACGCGCCCAAGACAGACGAGCTGGAGAAACGCGCCGAGCCGTATGCCGAGCTGACGGCGCCCAAGGGCGTGTTGCTGGTCACGGTCGGCGTGGACGTGCAGGGCGACCGACTGGCGCTGGTGATCATCGGCTGGGGCAGGGGAGAAGAGTCGTGGCGGTTGTACTGGGGCGAGCTGCCCGGCAACCCCATTGATCCGAATGACCCGGTGTGGGGCGAGTTGGACCGCATCGTGTCCACGCCGATCCCAACGGAAGGTGGGGCGCAGATCGCGGTCTCGGCCGTCAGCATCGACAGCTCGGACGGCAACACCAGTGATGCGGTGTACACCTATGTGCGGGACCGGCAGCGGTTCAACATCATGGCGATCAAGGGCGCGTCGATTGACAGCCGCGACCGGGAGATCTTCACCAAACCGGCCCAGTCCACCGACACCAGCCAGGACAACACCAAGGCCGCGAAGTACGGGCTGCGCGTCTTCATCGTCGGCACGCACAAAGCCAAGACGCTGATCGATGGCCGCATGCGGCTCAAAGGTAGCGGGCCAGGACGCATGCACTGGTATAGCGAGATCCGTGCGGACTACTACGAGCAGTTGACCAACGAAGTGCTGGCCCCGCATCCGCGTATCCCCAGCCGCATGATCTGGCAGAAGAAGGCCGGCCGGCGCAACGAAGCGCTGGACTGCGAGGTGTATGCCTTGCACGCCGCGCGTAGCCTGAAAACGCACCTGCTGCGCGATCACGAATGGGATCAGCTGGAGCAGCAACAGCTACAGCCCACCCTTTTCAATACTGAGCAGGCGGTGGCGCCGGTTCCCCGTCGCGCAGTCGCTCGCGGTCGTGGCACACGGAGCCGCGTCGGCTAATCGAGGTTCACCATGACAGAAGCAGAACAACGCCTGGCGGAAGTCAGGGCGGCGATCTCGGCCGTTCTCAAGAATGGCCAGCGGCTGCGCCGGGCCGACCGAGAGGTCCAGTTGGCCGAGTTGAACAGCCTGCGGCTGCTGGAAAAGCAGTACGCCGAGCAGGTGATGCAGGAACAGGCGGCGCGCACGCACCGTGGCCGTAACCGCATCTCCTACGTGGGGATTTAGGCATGTGGCCGTTTAGTAAACGCGAATCCGCCGCCGAGCAACTGATGGGAGAGGCGATCCGGGTGGCCAGGGCTTCGGTCGAAGGCCATCAGATCGTCGCTCAAGGCGGCGGTGGCGGTGTCGAAACCCGCTGGCGCGGTGCTTCACGCGTGCTGCGCAGTGTGGCCAGCTGGATACCTGGGCTGGGCAGTCCGCGCCGTGACTTCAACAAGAACGAGCGACGCATGTTGGTGGCTCGTTCCCGCGATGCCATGCGTAACCACCTGGTGGCTCGCGCTGCAATCACTCGGCTGCGCACCAACGTGGTTGGCACCGGGCTGGTCTGCCGCGCGCAGGTCGATCATGAGGCGTTGGGCATCAGCGAAGAGCAGGCTGAGCAGCTCAACGGTAAGCTCGATCGGCTCTGGTCGCTGTACGCGGATGATCCGCGCGAGTGCGATGCCGAAGCCACGCTCAACCATTACCAGTTGCAGGCCCTGGTGCTGGTGTCATCGATGGTGGCCGGCGACGTGTTTGTGGCCAGCCCGGATCAAGAGCGTGCCGGTTGCTTGTTCAGCACGCGGCTGCAACTGATCGAGTCCGACCGTGTGGGCAACCCCAACAACGGGATGGACCGCGTGGATATGGTCGAGGGCATCGAGTTCGACGGCCTGGGCTCGCCATTGGCCTACCACGTCTGCACTGGCTATCCCGGCGAACATCTGGCGGGCAAGCCACTGAGTTGGGAGCGCCTGCAGGTGTTCGGAGAAGTCACCGGTCGGCGCCGGGTGCTGCACGTCATGTCTGACAAAGAGCGGCCAGGGCAGAAGCGCGGTGCACCGTACCTATCGCCGGTGCTGGAGCCGCTGCAGAAGCTGGAGCGCTACAGCAGTGCCGAGCTGATGGCCGCTGTGATCTCGGCGATGTTTACCGTGTTCATCAAGAAGGGCGACAGCTTCCAGTCGGGCAACCTGCCGATGTCGGCGCTGGCGGAAGAGCAGCCCGGCGGCGACGACACATCTGACGGTGAACTGGCCCTGGGTGAGGGTGCCATCGTGGACCTTGGCGTAGGCGAAGAGCCAATAGTGGCCAACCCTAGCCGGCCCAATGCGCAGTTCGATCCGTTCTTTACCGCCGTAGTGAAGGAGATCGGCGCAGCGCTTGAGCTGCCGATGGAGGAGCTGCTGTTGCACTACAGCAGCAGCTACAGCGCCGCGCGTGCCGCCATGCTGCAGGCGTGGCGTTTCTACAGCCTGCGCCGTTGGTGGCTGGCGTGCGACTTCTGCCAGCCGAGCCGCGAGCTGATCATCGACGAAGCGGTGGCCCGTGGCCTGATCAGCTTGCCCGGCTATAGCGACACCGCCAAGCGCAAGGCCTATAGCCAAGCCATCTGGATCGGCCCGGCACGCGGTGCAATCGATGAACTCAAGGAAGCTAACGCGGCCGGCAAGCGCATCGAGATCGGCGTCAGCAACGAAACGCTGGAAACCGCCGCTATGACGGGAGAGCCCTGGCAGCAGGTTATTCGTCAGCGAACCCGCGAAGTCAGTTACCGGCGCGAGCACAACATGCAGGCCCTGCCCAAAGGCGGGTTGGAAAACCCGCCTGAACCCGAACCCAAAGAGAACTGATCATGCCTAGAGCACTGGAGCTGGCTGCCTCGCAGCCCTGGCTTATGCTGCCCGACGCCCTGGACAACCTGCTGACGATCTCGGACCGCATGGGTGACCCGCTGGCGCTGGCCACTAAGCGCGGCGAGCAACTGGAGGAGACCCGCCGCGTCACGCTGCGGGGCAACGTCGCACTGATACCCGTCATCGGTCCCATCTTTCGCTACGCCAACCTGTTCACCGAGATCAGCGGCGCGACCAGCACCCAGGTGCTGGGCAGCGATATCCAGCGCGCGCTGGACGACCCCAAGGTCAAGTCCATCGTGCTCAACATCGACAGCCCAGGCGGTGTGGCATCGGGCATCAACGAGCTGGCTGAGCTGATCTATCAGGGTCGGTCGCGCAAACGCATCGTCGCCTACATCGGCGGGATCGGCGCGAGCGCGGCCTACTGGATCGCCTCGGCGGCCCACGAAATCGTCATCGACGAAGCGAGTCTCGCCGGCAGCATTGGCGTAGTCGTGGAAGCCGTCGTCGATGACGAAAAGGCCAGCGGCCGCACCCGGTACCAGATCGTCAGCCGCAACGCGCCCAACAAGCGGCCGGATCTCGGCACCGAAGAGGGCCGCGCCAAGCTCGGCGAAACCATCGACGCCCTGGGCGATGTCTTCGTCGGCAAAGTGGCCCGCAACCTCGATGTGGCGGCGGAGCAAGTGCCCGAAATGGGCGACCACGGCGGTATCCGCGTCGGCGCCGATGCCGTCAAGCACGGCCTGGCCCATCGGGTTGGGTCGCTGGAATCGCTGATCACCGAACTGGCCAAACCGGCTTTCAACTCAACAAGGAACAACACCATGACCACTGTTAAGACCACGGCAGATCTGCGCACGGCGCTCGCAGCGGGCACCGACCCTACCACCATTGAGATCGCCCAGGCGGAGCAGCCAGACCTCTCGGCAATCCGTACCGAGGCCGCTACCGCCGAACGTGAGCGCATCAAGGGCATCAACGCGCTGGCCAGTAAAGGCTTTGAAAAGGAAGTCGAAGCGGCCATCGAGGACGGCAGCAGCGTCGAGGCCACCGCCATGGTGATGTTCAAGGCGGCTCAAGACCGCGGCATTTCCCTCTCGGGCATCAAGGCCGATGCCCAGGGCGTGAGCAGCGCCACCCCACCCGCAGGCGGCAAGGAAGGCGAGCGCAAAGCCGCCGTCAGCGCAATCGTTGCAGGCGCCTCGCGCCGTTGATAGGAGCCCGACATGCCCAACCCTGAACGCAAGACCTTTCTACCAAGCCAGTTGTCGGCAGGGGATTTCCCCATAGTCATCGACTCCGGCGTGATCGCGGCCGGGCAGGTGCTCAAGCGCGGCGCTGTCCTGGGGCAGGTCACCGACAGCCGTGAATACGTGCTGTGCAAGACCGCCGCGTCAGACGGCTCGAAAACCCCGACCGCCATCCTCGATCAGGACGTCGACACCACCGACGGTGCTAAGGCCGCGCCGATCCGGCTCACCGGCCAGGTGCTCGGCAACCGGCTCACGCTTGGCGAGGGCCTGACGCTGGCCGCTGCCAAGGCCGCGCTGCGACCTCTTTGCCTCTTCATTCGTTAACGGAGCCCCCATGACCGATATCTTCGACACCCTGACCATGCTGGAAGCCGTCGAGCAGATGAGCCCGCCGCGCCGCTTCTTGCTTAACACCTTCTTCAACGGCGGCATGCCTGAGACGTTTGGCACCGAGGCGGTGACCATCGACATCATCAAAGGCCAGCGCAAGATGGCGCCGTTCGTTCATCCGACGCTGCCCGGTAGCGTCTCGCAGCGCACGGGCTTCACGTCCTCGACCTACAAGCCGCCCTACATCCAGCCCAAGCGTTCGACGCGTGCAGAGCTGATCCTGAAGCGCTCGGCCGGCGACAACCCGTTTTCCACCCGTAGCGCGCTGGAGCGGGCGGGTGAGCGGCTTGGCCGCGACCTGCTGGAGCTGGATGAAGAGATCATCCGCCGCGAAGAGTGGATGTGCGCCCAGGCGTTGACCACCGGCAAGATCCGCGTGGTAGGCGATGGCGTGGATGACACCATCGACTTTCTGATGGAGGAGACCCACAAGGTCACGCTGGCTAGCGGCCGCTGGGACACCGACGCGTCGGACCCTATCGGTAATCTGCGTCAGTGGCGGCGTTTGATTGCCAAGGATTCGGGCCGCTCCGCCAACGTCGCGGTGCTGAGCAGCGGCGCTCAGGACGCGTTCCAGAGCAACAAGAAAGTGCTGGAGCAACTCAACAGCCGCCGCGTCGACATGGGACTGATCAAACCCGAGGAGCTGCCTGATGGCGTGACTTACATCGGCTACCTGAACGATCCCGGCGTCGACCTCTACGCCTACGACGAGTGGTACGCGGACGACGATGGCAAAGATCAACCCGTGATACCCGAAGGTGGTTTGATCCTCGGTTCCACCTCGACCCGTAACGCGATGCTATACGCGGCCATTCAGGACATGGAAGCCATCGAGAGCGGCCTGGTCGAAGCAGCCCGCTTCCCGAAGAGCTGGGTAACCCAAGAGCCAAGCATGCGCTGGTTGAAGCTGCAGTCGGCGCCGTTGGCCGGCCTGCTCGAGCCAAACGCTTTCCTCTTTGCAAAGGTGGTGTGACATGGCTGGTAAAGTCGAATACGTGGTTGTCGATGGCTGCATTCAGGACGGCAAGCAGATCATCAAGAAGGGTGAGGTCTACACGCCGTCGAGCAAAGAGCTGACCCAGTTGCTGCTTCAGGAGGGCAAGATCGCCGGCCGTGGCCAGCTGCCCGTAGCGGCGGCCGGCGATGACGACGAGACCTGATCATGGCCTTCCGCGAGAGAGTGGCGTTCATGGACTCCGCGCTTCTGGACGTGCTGGGCGATGAGGCCGAGATCGACGGATTAGCCGAGCCGGTACCTGGATTTTTCTCGGCACCATGGCTGCAGCCCAAGCTCGGCCAGATCAACACCGGTCTGCGCGAGCCTAAGTTTGCCGTGCGGATCATGCACGCGAACGGTATCAAGGAAGGCATGCACCTGGTTATCAAGCTTGCGCCGGAGGATGGCGGCGGGCGGTACGTCATTGCCGCTCGCAAGCCTGACGGCACCGGTTGGATCAACCTGACTCTGCGGGAGGTTCGATGAGCATTGGTTCTTTCTACAAGACCTCGGCCGACGCCGGTCTGCTGACGCTGCAGCTCGATCCTAAAAGCCTTAGTGGTTATGAAGAGTTCGCCAGGCTGGTCCCCAAAGCCATCACGGCTGCTCAGCGTCGAGCCATCAACAAGACGCTGCGCTGGCTGCGCACGCATATCGCGCGTGATGTGGGCAGCCAAGAGCGTATTGCTGTCGCCGCTGTGAGGCAGCGGCTCAAGGCGTACATGTTGGGTAACAACGGTCAGGGAAAGCTCTGGTTCGGTATCCGTCCGCTCGAAGCCAGCCGAGCGGGCCGCGCGCGGCAAAGCCGTACCGGGGTGTCGGTGGCAGGCCGGCGCTATCAGGGCGCGTTCTTCAAGACCGTTTACGGTGGGCGGCCTGACATCTGGATTCGCACGGCCAGCAAGCACTTCGATGCCAGCCTGTTTCCAGATGTCGAGGCTGCGCGCGGTGGCCATCGCTCCGGCTGGATCGCCGAAAACGGTAGTCGCTTCCCGCTGGCTAAGGCCAAGATCTCGCTGGACGACGTGCGGCCACACTTTGAGGCCTGGACTCGCAAGGCGCACGTGCGCTTGCAGGTGGTTCTGGAGCAGGAGCTGAACTTCGAGCTGCTCAAACACTTGAGGAAAACGGGCAATGGATGAGGATTCGATTCCGCTGGCCGGCGTGTACGCGGCCATCGAGCGGCACATAAGGGAAGCGATTCCGGGCCTTGCCTATGTTGGCACGATGCCTGAGGGTTTGGAGGTCGTGCCGCCGCCTGCGGTGGTGCTGGAGCTGGCCGGCTTTGAAGCGGCAGAGAATGACCCCGGGACTGGCGAAACGGCGGTTGATGCTCGATTCGAGGCACGGGTGATCGTGCCGGTCGATGAAGCCAACTGCCTTCACATCGCGGCCTTCGTCGCGGCACAGATCGCAGTGTTGCTGCGTATGCAAACGTGGGGGCTGCCCGTCGGTTTTGCCGAGTTCATCCGCGCCGAGCGTGACTGGAGCCGCCCCGAGTTGGACAGCTTTGCGGTCTGGGTCGTGGAGTGGAGCCAGGTGCTGTATCTCGGCAAGGAAGAATGGCCGTGGGAGATCCAGCCACCGGGTTCACTGGTGTTAGGCATCGACCCAGACACAGGGCCGGGTAACGAAGAGCAGTACCGTCCACCCGAGGCGTTCACATGAGCTACGCGACCGCCGAGCATGACCGCATGCTGGCCGGCCTGGTAATCCCTTGCCGAGTGGTGGCGGTCGACCTGGCCGCTGCGATGGTAAGGATATCGGACGGCAGCAAATGGACCAGCGCCTGGGTCCGCTGGCACGCCCTGGCCGCCGGCAAGGCCCGCCACTGGCGGGCGCCAAGCCTGGGCGAGCAGGGCGCACTGGTGAGCCCCAGTGGCGATCCTGCGCAGGGTACCTTTGTCCCTGGCCTGTATGGCAATGCCGGCGCGCAGCCGGACAACCGCGACCACGTCGAGGTGTGGCGTTTCGACGATGGCGGTTCGCTGGTCTACGACTGGGCAGCCAAAAGCTACATCATCACCCTGCCCAGCGGCACAGTGACTATCGAGGTCGGCGGCAGTAAGGCGGTGATAACGGACAGCGCCATTACTGCGGAGTCGTCCGCGATTACGGCCAAGGCGCCTGCCATCACCCTTGAGGGCGATGTGCAGGTCAACGGCAAGCTCAGTGCTACCGGCGATATTTTCAGCGGCGGGAGCATCATCGACACCGCCGGCAACACCCCAAATCACAAACACTGACAGCCCGCTTATGCGGGCTTTGTCTTATCTGGAGTACCTATTTCATGGCGACCAAGAAAACCGCTGCCGGCGATACCGAGTCGGCCGCTACCGACGTGCCTGCCGTTCCGGCAAGCGTGACCTTTACCGACACCGTCTTCACCTCGCGTTCGCTGTTCCTGCAGCAGGGCGAGGTGCTGCGTCGATTCGACGTGGCCGGCCAGCGCGTGACCGTATCCGCCGACGATGCCGAGGCTCTGGCCTTTCTCGACGAGCATCCCGACCTACAGCGCTTGGACGACTGAGCGTGATCGGCCTGGACCGTCGTACCGGCCAGCTGGCCAGCGGGCTGGACCACCTGCGCCAATCCATCGAAGACATTTTGACCACACCCTTGGGTAGCCGGCGCATGCGGCCGGACTACGGCTGCAACCTGCGCCGCTACGTCGACCTGCCGGTTAACGACGGTTGGAAGAGCGCCGTACAGGCCGAGGTTGCGCGCGCGCTCGCTCGCTGGGAACCGCGTCTGCAATTGGAGCGAGTCACCGTGGTGTCGGTAGTCGAGGGGCAGATCGGTATGCGCCTGGCAGGGCAGTACCTGGGCGACAGCGCTGTGTTGGAGGTAACTGCATGATCGACTTGTCGTTGCTACCACCACCGGATGTGGTGGAAACGCTGGAGTTCGAAACGCTCTATCAGGACATGCTCGCTAACTTCCGCTTGAGCATGGGCGACCAGTGGACCGCGGCACTGGAGTCCGACCCCGTCGTAAAGCTGCTTGAGGTCGCGGCCTATCAGAAGCTGCTGGGCCTGGCGCGCGTCAACGCAGCGGCCAAGGCCAGTCTGCTGGCTTACGCAAAGGGCGCCGATCTGGACAACCGCGCGGCCGACTACGGCGTCACGCGGCTGACCCTGGTGCCGGCAGATCCTGACGCGGTGCCGCCGGTAGACGCCGTTATGGAAAAGGATGAGGCGCTGCGCTATCGCGCACGCTTGTCGCTTGAGGCCTTGTCCGTTGCCGGCAGTCGCGGCGCTTACGAGTACCACGGCCTAAGCGCCTCGGCGAGCGTGGACAGCGTGTCGGTGGACTCGCCGACCTTTGTCGGGGTCACTGTGCCCGATGCGGTGCGCGCGCAGTTACCGACCGGCGCCATCGTCTTGGTCTGCGACTATGACGCTGGCTTGAACAACCCTCTGCCAGGCGACGTGTCCCTGGCGGTGCTGCCACGCTTGGACAGCCAGGAAAAGCCCCAAACGCTGGTGGACTTGGTGCAGGCCGCGCTGTCGGCAGAGACCGTGCGACCGCTGACTGATCGACCACGTGCCCAGCTTGGCCAGCCGGTGGACTTCAAGGTGGTGGCCACGCTTGAGCTGGACAGTGGCCCGGAGCCTGCCGTAGTGCAGAAGGCCGCCAGGGCCAGCCTGGACGCGACCCTTAGCAAGGCGCGCGATCTGGAGGGCGAACTATCGCTGTCAGCCATCTACGCCGCACTGCACGTCAGTGGCGTGAAGCGCGTCGACCTTACCCAGCCTAAAGGCGATGTGGTGAGCGACAAGCGGCACTACCTCAACTGCACCGGCATCGCGCTGGGCACGAAGGTGCTGGCATGAGTCTGCTACCGCACAACGCCACCCCGCTTGAACGTGCTTTGGAAACGGCCTGCGACCAGAACGTCGACCCTGACGTTATCCGTGGGGTCGCGGACTCGGCGCGCTGTCCGCCCAACTTTCTGCCCTGGCTCGGCTGGGCACTCAAGGTCGAAGGCTGGGAGGCAGCCAATACCGAAGAGCAGCAGCGGGCCCTGATTCGCCAGGCCATACCGATTCACAAGACCAAAGGCACGGTTGGCGCTATCCGCCGGGTGCTGCGGGCGGTGAACGTCAATGCGGACCTCAAGGACTGGCGTGAGATTCCCAACGGAGTGCCCTACACCTTCCAAGTCACGGCCTGGGCCAACGAGAACCGCAGCGGTGAAGGTTCGATCATTTCGCCGCAGCTGGGCGAGCGCCTGCGAGCTTTGATCAACGGGTCAAAGAACGAGCGCAGCCACTACACCTTCCGGCTTGGCGCCCGCTTCGACGGCGGTCTGGTGGCAGCCAATGCCTCACGGCTGCAGCAGTGGTTTCGCCAGTCGGCAGAGGTGCAGCCGATACCCGTGCCGCTGTTTGAGCAGCCCGTTGCGTTGGTGAATCTGTCTCGAATCTGGCACGTGCATCGCCGGTCTGCCGACGCCCAGTCGATCCCGGTGCCCCGGTCTGAGCAAACCTTGACGCTGCTCAACACAACCCAAGCGCGTTGCGTTTCCCGGTGGTCTGTGGAAGCGCAGGGCGTACCGATCCACCAACAAACGGTACTGGCGGCCGTCAATGCAGCCGCTACCCGTACCGTCCTGCGCGTCTCGATGGAGGCTGCTCTATGAGTACCGCTTTAAAACCGCTGATCACCAAGGCTGGCCTGGCCGCTATCTGGAATGCGACCAGCACGGGCCTGCAAGCTGAGATCGCCTACATCGGTCTTGGGGATCAGGGCTTTACCCCCACTGTCGACCAGACGACCTTGCGCGGTTTGGTTGCCCAGTATCCGGTCGCCGGCGGCGAGAAGCTGAGCAGTTCGCTCATTCACCTGACGGCGCTGGCTGATGACGGCAAGGCCTTTTGGGTCCGAAGCGTTGGGTTCTACCTGTCCGACGGAACCTTGTTTGCGGTGTGGTCCAGCACCGGCGACCCACTGACATTTAAACCGGCCGCCGGCGACCTATTGCTGGCCTACGACCTGTCGCTCGAAGCGCTACCCGCCGACAGCGTAACCATCGTTAGCACTGCTACCGGCCTCAACCTCACCCTGGCCGGGCCGCTGGCTGCACAGGCCTCGGTGCTCGTCGCCGAAATGATGCGGGGCGTTCAGCGTCAAGACCAGCTCGATACGCAAGGCAAGCAATTACGAGTGGCCGGCGAATTGCTGAGCAATCTCACCGAACGTATGAAGGCCGCCGAAACCAGGCAGGAGGCGGATCGCGAAGGCTTACTGACTGCAGTCGTGGCCAACGCCACGGCGTTGATCAACCTGCAGAACCTGTTCTCTCAGAAAACACTAGGAGTTTAACTTTCCATGAGTCTTGAATCGCAAGTCGCAGACTTGGTCGCCGCAAGCAATGCGCTGATCGCCACATTCAGCGGCAAGAAGAACGAGATCAACGCCGCTGTCGCGGCAGCCATCGCGGCAGTTCCTTTGAGCGAGAAATCGTTCTACATCAACTCAGTCACCGGGGATGACAAAAACCCCGGCACTGCTGAGGCACCGCTGAAATCGCTCAAGCAGGCGTTGAACAACACGCCTGCCGGCGGATTCGTTATTTGCTACCTGCAGGCTGACTACGTGCTGGACACTCAGGTGGCTGTAAACAACCGCTCGTTGAGCGTGTGTTCCGACGTGTCCGGCGTAAAGCGCAAGCTGCGTTGTATCTATTACGGCACCTCTGATGGCTCCACCTGGCAAGGCGGCTTCGTCGCGTACAACAGCGGCATGATCATGCTCACCGATGTTCAGCTGAATCTGCCGAGCCCTGCAGGGTTGTCGCCTGCGCCGAGCAGCTCGAAAAACTCTGTCTTCATGTCCAACTCAACTGGCGGCACACCGATCCTGCCGGTCAAGCTCTCGGCCTGCGAGGTGCTTGCCCCCTCGGATTGGGTCGGCAGCTTGGTGGCAGCCTCGGCGAGCGCGATCGTATTCGAGGCGAGCAATACCATGTTCCCTGCCAACTTCGGCGGTCGTTACATCGGCGGCATTGCTTCAGGGGCTAACCCGGCCACGCTCACCAACGTGCTGACCAACCTCGGTAGCCTTTAAGGAATCATCATGCAAAAGACCAACCTGTCTATCGAGTTCGACGGCAAGACCTACAGCGGCTTTGACTTCGCGGCTTTGCCACTGGCTGCAGCCACGCAGGTGGCTTGCCATCAGATCGATCAAGCCGCAGACGCTGCGCGCCGCGCGGTACTTGGCGACGGCCTGCGCGCTCTGGAATACCAGTTGACCGCCCAGGAAGCGACGGCATTTGCAGCCGCCGGATACAGCGGCGTCGTACCACCTACGGTGCAAGCCTGGATGGACGCCGCCGGCCTGGACGGCAAGGCTGCAACCGATAGCATTCTGGCCAAGGCTGCGGCCTGGAAAACAGCCCTTTACGAGCTGCGCGCAGTGCGCTTGAAAGGCAAGCAGGACGTGCTGAAAGCGTCTACGCACGACGGCGTTGAGTCGGTTGCCGATGTCGCCATTTCGGCGATTACCGCAAGCGTGCAGGGCGTCGGCAACTCCGCCTGATTCTAGCCAGGCAACACCGTTACCCCCGAGGCCGCATTGCGGCTTTTTTTGTGTCCGGGCCGCGCACTGTCGCGGCCTGGTGCTTTCTGGAGCATTTCAATGGCTGGATTCTTTCACGGCGTTACCGTAACGAACGTCGACACCGGCGCGCGCAACATCGCGCTGCCTTCGTCCTCGATCATTGGCTTGGTCGATACCTTTACCCCAGGCACCGGCACCTCTGGTACCCCCACTGCGGCCGCCGGCGACCTGCTGCTGATCACCAACGAGCGCGAGGCCATCGCCGCCTGGGGCGCAGACGCGGCCATTACCAAGGCTTGCCAAGCGATCTACACGCGCGCCAAGGCGGTGATCGTCGCGTGTGGTGTGGCTAAGCAGGCCGACGCCGCTGCGCAAACCTCGGCCATCATTGGTGGCGTGCTGGCCAGCGGCAAACGTAGCGGCTTGCAAGCGCTGCTGGACGGTAAGAGCCGTTTCAACGCCCAGCCGCGCCTGCTGATCGCGCCCAAGCACAGCGCGACCCAGGCGGTGGCCACGGCCATCGACGCGCTGGCCGGCAAGCTACGTGCGGTCGGCGTCATCGACGGGCCAGGTACCACGGACGAGGCGGCATTGGCTTATGCCAAGAACTTCGGTTCTAAGCGCCTGTTCATGGTCGACCCCGGTGTGCAGTACTGGGATACCACCAAAAACGCCACGGTCGACGCGCCGGGGTCTGCCTATGCCGCTGGCCTGTTCGCTTGGACCGATGCCGAATACGGCTTCTGGGCCTCGCCCTCGAACAAGGAGCTCGTCGGTATCACCGGCACCACCCGTTCGGTCGAGTTCTTGGACGGCGACGAGACTTGCCGCGCCAACCTGCTGAACAACGCCAACATCGCCACCATCATCCGCGACGACGGCTACCGCCTGTGGGGCAACCGTACCCTGTCGAGCGATTCGAAGTGGGCCTTCGTGACCCGCGTGCGAACGATGGATATCGTCATGGACGCCATCCTGTACGGCCACAAGTGGGCGGTTGACCGGCCGATCACAGCCAACTACGTGCGCGACGTTACCGAGGGTTTGCAGGCCTTCATGCGCGACCTCAAGGCGCAAGGCGCCATCATCAACTTCGAGGTGTACCCAGACCCAGTGCTGAACACCGAGAGCCAGCTTGGGGTGGGCAAGGTGTACTGGAACATTCGGTTTACCGACGTGCCGCCTGCCGAGAACCCCATTTTCCGCGTTGAAGTTACCAACCAATGGTTGGGCGAAGTGCTGGATCAAACCGCTTAAGGAGCGCCCCCTATGTCAATGATTCCCGAAACCCTGGCGAACATGAACCTGTTCGTCGATGGGGTCAGCTTTAGCGGCGACGTTCCGAGCCTTACCCTGCCCAAGCTTGCGCTCAAGACGGAAGAGCACCGCGCGGGTGGCATGGACATGGCCATTGAGTTGGACATGGGCATGGAGAAGATGGAATCCAACTTCACCACCACCGGCGTGCGCAAAGAGTCGCTGAGTTCCTTTGGCCTGGCTGACGGCAGCCCCTTCAACGGCGTGTTCCGTGGTTCTTTCAAGGGCCAGCGCGGCGTCACCAAAGCCGTGATCGTCACCCAGCGCGGCCTGCTCAAAGAGGTCGACATGGGCGACTGGAAGCCTGGCGACAAGGCCGAGATCAAGCATGCCGTCGCCCTGACCTACTACAAGCTCGAAGTCGGCGGCGAAGTGATCTACGAGATCGATCCGCTCGGCATGAAGCGTGTGATCAATGGCGTCGACCAACTGGCCAGCCAGCGCCGCGACCTCGGCCTGTAACCCTCAACTCTCTCAAACAACCAGTGCTGCGCCTGCAACACCGATTTGAGCAGGCGCTGTACCCACCCTTCAAGGACACTTTCCCATGAGCAGCAAACAACCCCAGTTCCTCAAAATTACTGACACCGGCGTCGTTGTCACGCTGACCCGGCCGTGCGAGTTCAACGGCGTGGCGCAGGACACGCTGACCATGCGCGAACCCACCGTGCAGGACGTTCGTACGGCGAGCAAAACCGCCGAATATGACGAAGAGCAGCGCGAACTGAACCTGTTCGCCACCCTGGCCCAGGTGGGCGTGCAGGAACTCGAAAATCTGCACGTCAAGGACTACAACCGCATCCAGCGTGGCTACAAATTTCTGGTGCACGACGACGCGGTTTGACCCGGCTTTGCAAAAGGCGGCTGCCAAGCGTCTGGCAGTCGAGCTGAAATTCTCGGCCGCTGAAATCATGGGCATGCCGTATTCCGAAATGGTTTGGTGGCTGTCCGACTGAGCCCAGGAGGGTGATCAATGGCCGGAAAACTTGCGTTAGCGCTGGTGATCGGTGGCGCTGTTTCGTCCTCGCTGGGCTCGGCGTTCAGCACCGTTTCCAGCGGCATCAGCAAGCTGGAGAAGCAAGGCAACAAAGCCAAGGTGCTGCAAAGCACCATTGGCGAAACCATGAAGCTGCGCGAGGAATGGAAGCGCGCGCACGACAGCGGCGCCGCCGGCGCTGACAAGCTCAAGCGGCGCCTGGACAGCAATCTGGATGCCCTGCGCAAACAAGGCGTGGAAACCGGCCGGCTCGGGCGGGAGTACGAGCGCATGGGCCGGGCGGCCAAGTCTGCCGAACTGCAGATGAAAGGCCGTGCGCAGATCAGCGAGGGTGCCAAAGGGCTGAAATCCACCGCCGGCCAAGGCCTGGGGTATGCGGCTGCGCTGGCCATCCCTACAAAGGTCTCCGGCGACTATCAGGCGAGCATTCGCCAGATGGCCCTGTGGGCCCACATCGCAGGCGAAGGCGAAGAGCAACAGATGGCCGACCAGATCGCCAAGGTGGCGGCCGGGGTCGGTATGGGTCAGCAAGCGCTGGCCACGGCCGTGGGCGGTCTGATCGAAAAGGGTATCGACTGGCAGGAGTCGGTCGATTATGCCCCGATCATTGCCGACCTGATCGACGGCCAGGGCATGGAAGGCGAGACCATCGCCACCCTGTTCAGCGCCTTCAAGGAAGCGGGCGTCAAGAAGGAAGACATGGGCGCCATGCTCGGCCAGGTGGCCGCTGCAGGTGACATTGGCGCGTTCGGTCCCAAAGACATGGCGCGCTACATGCCAAGCCTTTTGGGCACCATCAAGACCCTGGGCATGGAAGGCCCGGAAGCGGTGCGCTTCTTGGGCGCCAGTTTGCAGTCGCAGTACAAGCAAACCCAGGACTCGGCCGCTGCCGCGACCAACATGAACAACCTGCTGAACGCGGTGATCAGCAGCACTAGCCAGGAGCGCTTTGCCAAGCAAGGCATCGACCTGGCCGGCTCCATCGGCCGTGCCGTCAAAACCGGCAAAGCCGCCAACCCGGTTGAGGCTTACATCAAGCTCACCGACGTGCTGCTCAAGCAGCAGAACCCCGCCAAGTTCAAGGAGGTACAGGCGCTCAAGAAGCGCATTCAGGAAAGCGCCGAAGGGAGCGCCGAAGAAGCCCAAGCCATGGCGGCGCTGCTGCAATCGGCGGGCCTGGCCACTATCGTCAGCGACCAGTCTGCGAGCGCGGGCCTGCTGGCCCAGATCAAATACGGCGACGTGATCAAGGAGGACATGGCCACCATCAAGGATACCGACGGTAAGGCCAAGATCGAGGGCGACGCCGGCAAAGCGCGCGACACGTCAAACGCCAAGTGGGGCACTGCCAAAGCGGCGAGCGAATCGGCTCTGACCCGCATTGGCGATGCGATCCGGCCGCTGACCGACAAAGCTGCAGACGTGATCGCTGAAGTCACCTATGCCATTGGCGACATGGTGGAGAAGGCGCCTACGGTCGTGGCGGCCATCACGGCTATCGGCGGGGCGTTCATCGCTTTTCGTGGAGTCTCGCAGGGCTTCAAAATCGGCAAGGGACTGATCAACCTGGCGCGCGGCAAGCTGCTGGGCGGGGGTGACGGCAACGACGTGCAAAAAGTCTTTGTCACCAACCACGCAGACGGCGGCGATGGTGGAGACGGAGATGGCGGTGGCGACGACGAGTCGCGCGGCACCAAGGTACTGGGCCTGCTGCGGGCCGGGCTCAAGGTGTTCAAGAAGGACGAGCCGGACGCTGCAGAGGGCGGTGAAGAAACGCCTGCAGGTGAAGAGGAGGTCAAGCCCGCCGGGGCACTGGGTCTGGTCGATGCCGGCCTCAAGGTGCTGGATGCCTTCCGGGGCGGCAAGGAAGGCGAGGGCGGCGGCGATGGCGAGACAGCAGATGCCGGGCCGCAGAAAGTATTCGTGGTCAACGTGGCGGACTTTAAAGGCATTGGCAGCGCGGTCGGTGGCCAGGGTAGAGGCCGGCGCCAGGGCGGGCGTCGTAATGGCGGCAGCGCCCGACGCGGCAGTCGCCGCCGCAACGGCAACGGCGGCAGCAACGAAAACGACCGCACGACGCGGCCGCGTCCACCACGCCCGCC